AGTTGCACCTTGATAATTAGTTGTGTACCAATATTGTACGTTAGATATTTTCATTTTTATAACTCCGCATCTATTGTGACTGCATTAGTAGCCGCAGGAAAAGATACCACCGCAGGTCTTGATCCTGTCATTCCAGAAAATCCCCCTAAATTAATACATAACGTATAAGAATTTGCTGCTTCAGCAGTTAATCCAATAGTACCCGCACCCGCTCCTAAAGTTTGAAATCCATCTACAGTACATCTTTGCATAGGAACACTAGAATTTTTTGTAATTGTCGGATTGCCAATTCTTAAAGGCGTAGCCAAAGAATATCCTACACCACTTATAGCAGTTGATGAGGCGGTAAAACCACAGAAAAAAGCATCACCATTTCTTGCATTATTATTAATTACTGTAAAGTATCTTTGACATCTAAATAAATTCACATCAAAAGGTATAAACTCAAAGTCAGTAGCAGTTGTTCCTTTTTCTAATTGCACTGAGTCATATTCCCAATAGGCACTAGCGGCTAAACTCACAGAAAAATTAATTTCTAAAAAATTTGAAGTTCCAATAGTTAGTGATGACATATCACTTGGTGTAAAAGTAATACTAAATCTTTGTCTTGATGTAGTAATTGTTTTATTTTGACTGCCAGAAGCAACTCTAGTGACTGTAGAACTTCCACCACTACCATAATTTTCAAAAACTCTAGTATCTAAAGTACAACTAGCTGATGCTTTAGCATAGAAACTTAAAACAAAACTTTCATTGTTAAATTGTGTAATATCTTCTATACGAGTACCCATGATAATTTCTTGTGTTGAGGCATTGGAATTAAGAACTTTTAATGATTTGTAAGTTTTGTTATCTACTTGAGAAATATCAGCATTACCTATAGCACGATAATTCATTTTCCACCTGTCTATAGTGTAATCACCACTAGCTACATCAGAAAAAGATGTTCCTCTTTGTGATACAGATATATCACCATTAATAATTCTGTTTCTAAACATATCGGAAGTCACTCCAGAAGTTTTCACTTTAGTGACTGCTGAATCTGATATATCTGCGGTAGCAATAGTTCCGTCAGCTATTTTTGCCGAAGTGATTATTCCGTCAGTAATATCTGAAGCTGTTAGTGGTGCTGGAGTTGGTTGTTTTCCTATAAAACCCATTTTTTACTCCTATGTAATTTCTAATATACTTAATGTTGCGTCTATTTTTGCAGTCACAGAACAATCAATCTTTAAAATATCAGTTGCTTGTACTACTACTTTTCCGCCTGTTAATAATTCCAACGAACTACCTGCAGGGATCACTACATCTTTTGCTAGTAAGACTGTTTCGTTTGTTTCAGTATCAGAAGTATCTGATACTAATTGAACATCAGCAGTCACGGATGTTGTGTGGATATTACATAAAACTAAGCCTATTACGACTGTTGTAGTAGCATTTGGCACTGTATATAAAGTTAAAGGTGTACCTGCACTTGTAGGCATAGCACCATTTGTTTTTACTTTAAATGTATTCGCCATTCTTCCTCTATCCTAGTGCAATCGCCAATGGTAAAGCATTGGGATCTGTTTCGCTTATCGTACCAGTGACACTCATGGTACTTGTTAGTGCATTTGAAGAAATATTCAGTTGTAATATTTCAACATTATCTGTTCCATCATTCATTTTTAATTTTAAAACTCCTGATGTAGCAGTATCTACCCATAGTGTACCTGCGGTTGCAGTTGCAGGTGCAGATGTGCCTGAATGAGATGAATTTATAGCACCTAGCACAGAATTTAGATTTGATCTAAAAGTACCAAATGCAACATTATCAATAGTAATTTGTGAAACTTGTGACATTAGTTTTTTCTACCTCATATTCACGCAGATTTCAAGCCATAACCATTAGCTTGATAGTCAAAAGTTTTTGAAATAGCAGAATTGCTAGAATTGTAAAAAGTGACATCAAAACCTGAGATACTCTTATTAGCAACTACAAAGTAATCTCCACTAGACATATTCTGACCAGTGACATTAATATTAGGATTTGCATAGAATGGATTTGTAAAGGTGACACTGTAAGTTCCTGCACCACTACTGACATCTTCACCTGTTTCTTGCCTATTTTGTAAATTTAAAGATATGGTTAATCCTTTAACCAATGCTCTTGATTGATTATTTAATGAAATTAATTTTGCTTTAAATTTAAAGAACTTACCCCTAAATGTTCCTTGTTGTGCAACACCAGTAAATGTAGATATAGCATCAAGGCTTGTTTCACTTGCACCAATCTGAATATTAGTTCCTGCATTGGTAGGTAAATTCCCATCAAAAGGTGCTTTGGCATTTTCAAATAAAGTTTCACCTCTACCAAAATCAAATAGATCATAAGGATCATCTGACACCATATCTAATTGTATTTTAAATGTTGCATCATAAACAAAAGGTAAACTAAATGTACTATTAAAATCATATGTGCCACTGGATATAATATTCTTATTAACACCGCCTGTTTCAAATACATAAGCACTATCAACCGCATCAAATAAGCCTGTTTTTTCGTCAAAGGTAGTGATTGTATCTAAAGTTATACAATTAGTACCACCTGCTAAACCTGTATCTGTTCTTTTAAATGTATTGGTAAATGTGCCATCAAATGTAGGATGTTCTGTAATAGATGATATTAGCTTATATCCCTCTGCTGCTACATTAGATGAAGTAATAAAGTTTGGCTCAAGACTTTCGTTTCCTAATTTATCAATGGCTTTGATAGATAAAGTAAATGGTGGATCAATCCTGTTTAAGATAACACTGTTTGCACTTCTTCTAGGCACTCTTACAAGATCAGTAGAATTAAACCATTCTGTTCCATTAGCTACTTTTTCATATCTAATCTCATAACTTTCCACATCTAAATCTGTGACTGGTAGCCATGAAAGCTGCATCTGATCTGATCCTATCAAAGATATACTAAAATCAGTCACATTAGCAGGTGGCTCTGTAGCACCAATTACCCTGTGAGTTCCTGAGGTGTAAGATGATTTTACACCTAGTGAGTTGATACCTCTTGCTCTTACTTCGTAAGTTGCACCATCAACCGCATTAATTAATTGATACTCTAAAGATTTACCCTGAGATACAATTCTAAATTCATCAGATACTGCATTACCATCTTTATCTAATGTTTGTTTGACCTCTATCTCATAATCATCAACAAATTGATCAGGTGAAGCACCAACAGTCACTAATAATCTGGTTATTACAGTTCCGTCATTATATTCAACTAAATCATCACTTAATGTTAATGAAGCAGGTGCTTGAACTGTAAATGGATCAGGAAAAGATGTATTTCCAATAGTTGCAACTTCGGAAATAGTGCTAAATGTGTACCAACTATCTTGATGTTCTTGTAAAGATAGTGTTGCAGTAAAATTTGCATTTAATGTCATTCCACTAACTCTAAATGGTTTGTTCGTCATTCCCAAAATTGTAGAAGTGACATTTACAATATCTCCAATAGCTAGATCCAATGCTTCATAATTAGCAGTCAATCCTAGTTTTAAATTATCTCTACTTCTGTTTAATATTATCTTTCCAAACTCATGTGCTTGATATGGTGAAGTAATTGTGCTTAAAGTCACATTTCCTTCTTGTAAAAATCCGCCATCTGCAGTTTTTAAGGTTGCATGGTCAGTATCATAAACAATAGTATCTGATTGATAATTTTTATCTGGATTGACAAAGTTTACTAAAACTCTGTTGTATTTTTCGTTTTTTCTTTCACTCTCTAAATTAATTCCGCCTATGATATTATCTTCATTAAGAGTAAATGCAGCAGTTCCAGTAGTTTCAATAATTAGTTTATATTTACCTTGCACATAAGGTAAAAGCCCTCTCATGCCTCTTAAAAGAGTTCTAACATTGTCTAATATTTGCTTATTAGTATTCAAGACTGCATTACATTCAAATAATTTACCTGTAGTTCCTGTATAATATGTGACTGTAGTATCTGCCACCTGTGAAGCTGCATAGAAGCTAGTAATATCTAATTCAGTTAATGGAATACCTTTTCCATATCTTTCATTTCTCATAAAATCTAAAAGAACAAAGGCAGGATTTGTTGAATATTGTCCTGTTGTTTCATTACTAGAATTGTCAAATGTTGATATTTTTTTTCCTTGAATTTTTACTTTAAAGTTTGGAATACCAGTATATTTGTCACCATCCCAAGTTATTCTGAAGGCAAGATAACAAACTCCTGATAGTTTGTGATTGCTTCCCCAGTTAGATAATGTTGATAATAAACTTGAAGCTGCTTGATCATCAGCACCATAAAAAGGTTGTACTTGGATTGTAGTGCCATACTTACTATCATTTGATGTTATTGTAGATCCACTAGCAAAGCTGCCTGAGAATGTGACTGCACTATCATTGACTTGAATTTGTGTAATTGCATTAATTTCACCCTCACATAAAACCAATGCACCATATAAGTAAGTATTATCTGTTCCGCTAGTTTGTAAAAAAACTCTTGTACCACCTACTAATCTCTCTCCGTAGATGACTGGTATTTGTGCATTGTTTGAGGATTTATTTATAAGTGTTCCTCTGATCTCCTCTACTTCAGGAATATCAGGGATTTCAGGAATATCTATAAACCAAGATACAACCTTCTGAACTACCTGCTGAATACCTTTAACAATATTTGACATTATTATTTACCTTTATTGTTCTGTTTCCTTTAAAAGTCTTTACCCAAACAACCTCTTTATCATATCCTAGTTGCTTTCCAAAATGTTCTTTACACCAATTAATCATATCTCTTATATTTTTTCTACAAAGTAAATCAGCAAAGCA